GAACAACTGACAGGGACACTAGAAGAAAAATTAATTCACATAGCTAACAAAGATTTACCTACTGGAACTAAATACGAGATTACAGATGCTGATTTATCCGATAGAACATTCAGAGATGCTTGGGAATATGTAGCTGGTGCTAGTGAGAAAACTTCAGCAGACTTATCTCTTGATGATCAGTTAAAGTATAACCACATTACTCAGGAGGTCTACGATGCCAGTTAGTATCAGTATGACTAAAGCAAAAGATATAACTAAAGACAGACTCAGGGCAGACCGTAAACCTCTGCTCGAAGCACAAGACATTCTCTTTAATAGAGCATTGGAAACTAGTTCATCGACTACAGCAATCGTAACCGAAAAGAACAGGCTCAGAGACATAACACTTCAAGTGGATAGCATGACTACACTTGACGAATTAAAAGGAGCAACTGTCTAATGAGTAAAGCCGCAGATTTAGCCCGAACAGCCAGTGCCTCCGAAACGGCTTTGAGTAATCGTAATGTTGTAATTAATGGTGACTATACAATATCTCAAAGGGGAACCTCGTTTACATCTCAAACAGGGGTAGCTTACCACTTAGACAGATGGGAAATGTATGGTTACACTATGGGTGATGGTGTATATAGAGTAGACCAAAGTACGGATGCACCAGCAGGTTTTTCAAATAGTAATAAAGTAAGTTGTACGACTGCGGATGCTTCACAAGATGCTAACAATCAAATGTTTTTTCAACAGATGATAGAGGGTTTAAATTCTTCACATATTAATTACTTTGTAAGTTCCCCTGATACAGTTACGTTATCATTTTGGGTCAAGTCAAACAGAACAGGCAGTTATTCCCTTGGATTAAAATTAAGTAATAATGGGTCAACTCAAAACAACACCGCAACAAGAATTTACAACTCAACTTATTCTGTGTCTGTTGCAAACACTTGGGAAAAGAAAACCATAACGATTGTAATGGACACAAGTAGTTCTACAAAAGTTGTGACCAATGGGTTTGCAATGGCACTAATATTTTGGTTAGGCGGTGGTACAAACAGAGATGGAAGTGCAGCAAATTCTTGGATAAACAATGGTAATGCGGCTACTGCAAGTGATAACCTAGACATACTTGGAAGCACTTCTAATGATTGGTATATCACTGGAGTCCAACTAGAAGTCGGCACAGTAGCCACACCCTTTGAGCATCGTTCCTTTGGGCAAGAGTTGGCTTTGTGTCAGAGGTATTATGAACTAGTTAACTACACAGTTGGAGCAGTAGCTGGAGCTTCCGGTGGTCGGGGTACTAGAAGTTTAGCTGATTTTATGCAAACTAAAAGGGTAACTCCTACAACAGTTGTTGTTTCTTCTAGTGTTAATAGGTGTTCAACTCCTACAATTTCAGAGAAAACAGATACAGGAGCTACAATTCGTACCACAAACAGTAACACAGATAATGATGACTATGCAGCAACAGGACATTTTACAGCAGATGCGGAGTTATAATATGATAATAAATTCAGCAAGATACACATTAGATTTAGACGGAAATAACTCTGCTATCAATGCCACCATAGACGGTGTAGAGATGTCAGTCCCACTAGACCCAGCAAACAGGCACTACGAAGCTATCCTTGAATGGGTGGCGGATGGCAATACAATCGAGGCGGCAAGTTAGGAGGATAGAATGGGAAAAGGTCAAAAACACTACCTTAAAAACGGCACAGAATTTACTGGCAAAACGCATAAGATGTCTAACGGTTCTATGCACACTGGTTTAAAACACACTAAAGGTTCTAAAGTAGTGGTTCATCTTAAAGAACTTTCAAAAACTGCACAAAAGAAAGCGGGAGCATAACATGTTTGGATTATTAGGAACAATTCTAGGATTTGCATCATCGGCTGTTCCAGCCATCACAGATTCATTTGCTAGAAAACAAGACAATAAGCACGAACTAGACAAAATGAAAACGATGGCTGAATTAAGAGCATCTGGGTACGATCACGATGTTAAAATGTACGAAACAATGGGTGCGGATAATGAGCATGATCGCCTTATTCAGCATGACATAAGTATTAATCAAGGTGTGGGTTTTATAGCAGGACTGCAAAAATCAGTTAGACCTGTAATTACCTATGCTTTCTTTTTGTTGTTTGCTACGATAGAAATAACACTTTTATTGGAGGCATTAAAGACTGGGATTGATTTTGCTGAAGCTATACAAGTTCTCTGGGATGATGAGACAAAAGGTATATTTGCAGCTATTCTGGCCTTCTGGTTTGGTTCACGGGCTATTGACAAAGCGAGGAAAGTATAATGAGTTTATATGAGAACATACGCAAGAAAAAAGCTAGAATCAAAGCTGGCTCTGGTGAGAAAATGCGTAAAAAAGGTGACAAGGGTGCACCAGCTAAAGGCATCTTTAAAAAGATAGCTAAGAAAAGGAACGCTTAAGTGATACAAAATTACGAGCATTGTTTACATTTATTATTAGAACACGAGGGCGGTTTCGTGAATCATCCAAGCGACCCTGGGGGAATGACTAATCTAGGGGTTACTAAAAAAGTATATGAGGACTGGGTTGGAAAAGAAGTCTCTGAACAAGAGATGAGAGATCTTACTGTGGATGACGTAGCTCCAATATATAAAAACAATTATTGGGATCGAGGTAGCTGTGATGAGTTACCTAGTGGTGTAGATTGGTGTGTGTTTGATTGGGGTGTTAACAGTGGTATGAGTAGGTCAGCTAAAGCATTACAAAGAATTGTTGGTGTGGAGGCAGATGGCGGCATTGGACCGATGACGCTTCAAGCTGTAGAAGACATGGCTCCAGAAGAAATAATAATTCCAATGCATACAGCAAGGCAGGAATTTTATGAAGGACTAAGTACGTTTGATACTTTTGGGCGTGGATGGACAAGACGAAACGATGAGACGCTGGAAGCAGCATTAGAAATGGCAGTATAATAGAAAGGATACTCTTATGTGTGGATCAATGGGAAAGAAAAAGAAAAAAATGAAGTACGAAGATGGCGGCGAAGTCAAAGGCATGATGGGCGGCGGCATGGTTAAATACGGAAAAGGCGGCGCAGTTGATACAAAAAACAAAGGCCGCGAAGTTGATACTAAAGGCCAAGGAGCTCAAGTCAAACCTAATTTCTTTAGCGGAGTCTATTAAGTGCTAGACGGAGTTGAATTTGCTCGTTATATGTATAAGGTATTGAGGGATAGAGAACAGGATATATCCGACGCTCTTTCCCACGGTGCAGTTAAGGACTGGGAGCAGTACAAATCTTTGGTAGGTGAGATACGGGGCGTTGCCTTTGCCAGAGAAGAAATTAAAGCCCTGCTGGAGAAAAACGCAGACGATGTCGAAGACCTTATATCTTCCTGAACATGTCGCGCAAAAAAGGAAAGCTGAAAAGGAGGCCGCAAGTGCGTCTTCTCTCGCTGATAGCGCGTATATACCCGCCGATGAAAGGGTTTTAGACCCTTCACGCTTAGATCAACCCTTAGTCGAAAGATTACCTCAACCCACAGGGTGGCGCGTTCTTGTAATGCCTTACCAAGGTAAGGCAAAGACTGGCGGTGGTTTATTTATCCCAGATGAAATTCGTGAACGAGAAGCAGTAGCTACTGTTGTTGCTTATGTTATGCGAGTTGGCCCTATGGCTTACAAGGACCCAGAAAAGTTCGGTCCTGACGCAGAGCCGTGGTGCAAGGAGGGTCAATGGGTTTGCATTGGTCGTTATGCGGGATCTCGTTTTAGAATTGAGGGTGGTGAAGTTCGTATCATAAATGATGACGAAGTTATTGCCACTATTTTAGAACCAGATGACGTTAAACATATTTAGGAGAGAGCCATGAGTGAAGAAACTGAAATCAAGCAAGCAGGTGATGAGGAAGAGTCAGTTGTTATTGAAGTAGAAGAGACGGAGAGCGAGGCACCTGAAGAAAAGGTTGCTGCACAAGAACCAGAAGTCAAGGCTCAAGAAGAGGCACCTGACGATGAGCTTGAGACATATGGTGAAAAAGTTCAGCTTCGAATTAAGAAACAAACGGCTAAATATCACCAAGAAAAACGAGAAAAAGAAGAAGCACAGAGATTTGCAGAGAAGCTGTTGCAGGAAAACAACAATCTAAAGGCTCATAACAAACAGCTAGATAGTGGTTATTTAAATCAGTACGGAGCTAAAGTTGACGCACAGTTACAAACGGCTAGACAGGCTTACAAGGAAGCCTATGAGTCCGGTGATTCAGATGCGGTAGTCAAGGCGCAAGAATATTTATCTCGTGCGACTATAGATTCTGACAGATATAATATTGCAAAACAACGTGCTGACCAGAGATTATCTGTAGAGCAAGCGCAACCTGAACAACAGAGACAGGCTGTTGCACCGCAACAAGCGGCACCTCCTCCTCCTCGACAGGAGGATCCCAAGGCGCGGAGTTGGGCAGAAAAAAACGCTTGGTTTGGTCAAGATGAAGTCATGACTTACGCAGCGTTTGGTATTCATCGAAAGATGGTAGAGGAAGAAGGGTTTGACCCGATGTCCAATGAGTACTATACTGAAGTGGATCGCAGAATGGTGTCGGAGTTTCCGGCAAAATTAGGTGTCAAGAAAACGGGAGGAAGTACCCAGGTCGCACCCGCTGGATCTTCCGCTTCCCGCAATATAAAAAAGGGGCGCAGGACCGTGACGCTAACTCCATCGCAAGTTGCTATGGCAAAAAGGCTAAATGTACCTATTTCGGAATATGCAAAGTATGTGAAGGATTAAAAACATGGCAGATGCAAGAACCGCACGAACAGACGAAACGCGAGAAAAAGAAACGCGCAGAAAACCCTGGGCACCGCCCAGTCGCCTAGATGCCCCCGCGCCACGAGAAGGCTATGTGCATCGTTGGATACGAACAGCTATGCGAGGAGAGGATGATCAAAGTAATGTTCATGCTAAACTTCGTGAAGGGTGGGAACCCGTCCGTGCTGATGAACATCCAGGCACCCAGTATAACACTATCGAAGATGGTAAGTTTATGGGTGTAATCGGGAATGGTGGCTTGATGCTGTGTCGAATACCAATCGAAACCGCCAATGAAAGAAACGAGTATTACGGGACCCGTACCCGCGAAGCAATGACGGCAGTCGATCAAGATCTAATGAAGGAACAAAATCCTTTGATGCCTATTCATCAGACTAGGCAAAGTCGTGTAACCTTCGGGCGGGGAAAACCCCCTTCTGATAATTAATGAGGTGCTATAATGGCAAATGTTAATGTAGCCTATGGTCTGAAACCCATAGGAAAACTTGGTCAAGCGACCAATTCTACTGGTATGACAGAGTATCGCATAGCCGTCGCAAACACTAATCCAATATTCCAAGGCATGCCGGTTATACCGTTAGCTACGGGAGTTATTGACGATCTACAAGCTGCGGCTGGTGGTAACGTCTCTATTGTTGGTGTTTTTGGCGGATGTGAGTATACATCTTCAAGTACTGGTAAAGTAGTATGGTCGAATTACTGGCCTGGCTCTGGCGCGGATACTGCGTATCCTGTCAAAGCTTTCGTGTATGATGATCCAAACCAACTGTTCTCTGTTGCTACGTCAAATGTAGTTGCTGGAGCAGATACTGAAGCAGAAGTCCGCACAGCGGTTTTTGCTAATATTGCTCTTGCAACAGGTAACAGCGGTTCTACTACCACTGGTATGTCTTCTGCAACAGCGGATCTAAATACAATCGCAGCCACCAACACTTTGGCGTTAAGAGTTATGGGTATCGTAGAAGATCCCGATAATGCTGACTTCACTGTTGCTGGTATCCCTTTAATCGTTAGAATCAATAACCACTTCAATGCGCCAACTGGCTCCATTGCGGCGGGTACTGTTTCAACAACTGGCGTATAGGAGACTAGAAAATGGCTATATCACGCGCACAACTAGCGAAAGAGCTAGAGCCTGGTCTCAATGCCTTATTTGGCATGGAGTACGACAGGTACGAAAACCAGCACTCGGAAATATACACTACTGAGTCTTCAGACAGAGCGTTTGAGGAAGAAGTTATGCTATCCGGGTTTGGAGCTGCTCCGAATAAATCGGAAGGTTCCGCTGTAAACTTCGATGATGCTGGCGAAGCATATACTGCTCGCTACAACAACGAAACCATCGCATTGGCATTCTCAATCACGGAAGAAGCTATCGAGGACAATCTCTATGATCGTCTTGGAAGCAGATACACCCGTGCTCTTGCGAGATCAATGGCTCACACGAAGCAGGTTAAAGCTGCCGCTATTTTGAACAATGCGTTCACTGGTGGTACTTCTGCTGGAGGCGACGGAGTTGCACTTTGTTCAACTGC